TTAGCAGGAGGAGCACTAATGTATTTTGCTACTGGTTTTACTCAAAGGATAAAAGGTATAGATGAAGTGGATGATGAACCTATGGATCAACTTATGAAAACATTAACAACTATGGGTGTAGCAGGTCCTTTTGATTTAGTTCATAATTTTCAAGAAGCTATATCCTATGGTAGTAATACACCAAGAGCTATGTTAAGATTAATGGGTCCAACTCTAGGGGGAATGTTGGCAGATTCTTTACAAGGAGATACTCCGTTTAGTTCAGCATTATTTAAAAATACAATGCCTTATAGAAACTTAATTAGAAGATTAAGTCCGGAAACTATCCATGAATTAGACGAGTTTTTAAAAGACATAGAAAGACGTGCTCAGGGAAAAGGAACATATACTAGAGGTAAGGCAAGACGAGAAGCAGATAAAAGGTTTGCACAAAGAAAAATGAGAGCACAACAACGACCTATGAAACAAAAAATTAAAGAGGCTCGTGAAAAATTAGCTACTGGTGGTAAGCTGTCTGTAGATTATCCTGTTCCTTTTGTAAAAGATAATCCAACAGAACGTAAGATAGACAATACTAACCAGAGCTTTGCAGTTGTTTCTAGGTTGTTTGAAGAAGAAGATAGAGTTCCGGTTAGGGTAGGAGGATTATTAGGAAAACAGGCAGCCAAAAATAAAAAGATAAAAACAAACTTATTTAAAAAGAAAGCGGGTTGGAAGTGGACAGAAGTTCCTGAAGGTTTTGATCCTAATCCCGGTCCAGATTTTCCTATAGTATCTGTCGAAACAGGAGGTAAACATTTGTATTCTTTACAAGCTGATTTTCCTGAAGGGGTTTTATTAGAAAGATATGCTAAACAAAAAAGTGAACCTAGACTTAGACCAACAACAAAAGGAGTTGTTAGGACAGGTAATAAAATAGGAGAAATTTCAGTCAGAGGTAAACTACATCCAGTATACGATAATATAGTTGCGGTAGATAAAGATACTAAAGCTGTTAAAGGATTAAAAGATATGCCTACAGAAGTAATGCCTGCCCCGCAAAGATTTTTTGATCTTGAAAATAAAGATTACAAACCTTTCTTATCTAATTTTGATTACATTAAAGGAGGTAGGTATGTTGAACTTAATAAAGAGGGTAATAAAGACGTTACGGGAATTGTACCACAATAAGCCCTAAAGGTAAACCATCTTTTACAATATCTAGAGAATTTTATGATTCTCTATTTCCTGAAAAATGAAATACAATCACTTCCTAGAACACTTAGAACATAGAGAAGGTAACGAAGAATGCGTATACCTTGATACACTAGGCAAACCTACCTGTGGTGTTGGACATCTATTGACAGAAAGAGAACGTCAATTCTACCAAGTAGGTGACGAAGTTTCAGAAGAACAAAGAAATTCGTGGTTAGAACAAGATGCAGCTAAAGCGTGGGAGGCTGCAGCACAACAGATTCAAGACCTTGACATAGAAGACACAGACTTTATAATTGCACTAGGTTCAGTAAACTTTCAACTAGGCACTAGATGGATGAATAAATTTCCGTCAGCCTATAGAGCCTTGGCTAGTAAAGACTACAGCGAGGCTATAAAACAAGTCTCAACAGGTTCTGGAAAGGGTGGTCAATCCAAATGGAAAGAGCAAACACCAGTAAGAGTTGACGATTTTGTGACAGCTATTGACAAATTAAAATAAGAACCCTATAATGATATTGTACTTAGAAGATCAATTGGAAGGATGCTACAGACAGTACTGCATTCACCAAGTAAAACAAGATATGCCTTTCATGAGTCTAGATGATTTTAGAAACATGTTTGAAGACTTAATGGAAGTTATATATAAGGAAGAAGAATGAAAGATATGTTAAAGAATTTAGTGGGGGCTGTTGCTCCTACGATAGGTACTGCTCTAGGCGGTCCTATGGGTGGTATGGCTGCGAATATGATAGCCGATGTACTTGGAGTACCTAATACACCAAAGGCTATTGAGAAAGCAATACAAGAGGCTACACCTGAACAGATGCTTGAACTTAAAAAGGCTGAACAAGACTTTGAAATTCAGATGAAAGAACTTGAAGTAGATGTATTTAAATTAGAAGTAGCAGATACACAAGATGCAAGAGGTAAGTTTAGTAAAGACTGGACAGCACGTATAATGGGTGTATCAGTAGTAGGTGGATTTATGGGCTACATATTTTTAGTAACTTTACAACCACCAGAACAAAATTCAGAGGCTCTAATAAACTTAGTACTAGGTTATTTAGGTGGGTTAGCTAGTGCAGTCATTAGCTTTTACTTTGGAGCATCACACAAATCAGATTAATGAAACAAACATTAAAAGATATTATAGAAGAAGGACAACAGGGTTCTCAAGATAATTGTTATAAAGGATTGTTTTGGGATTTAGAAACCAGAAAATTCCTAAGATGGAATGAACTTAATAAAAAGGAGTGTAAATAAACTGAAAGCAGTGACCAGTAGTGTCTGCGTTATATGTATTGTTGCTTGGTTTTATGTAATAGTTTCGGGATACTATTACTTTTTCTAACGACTACTAAAACTAAAGAGTAAATTTAAAGAATGCTACTGTTAGCTTCACAGGGAAATTGCACCTTAAAAATGGAGAGTAATGAAAAAATTATTAGGCACATTAATTTTATCATTGTTTGCTTCTGTATCTTATACAGATCAAACTGGTGATTGTACAGCAGGTGATCAATACTGCGAACAGAATAGTTTAACCACAACTAACAATACTACTACGACTAATACAAATACAAACACTAACACAAATACAAATACTAATGCTAATACAAACACAAACACTAGCACGAGTACATCAACTGCTACCAATACAAATAACAATACGAACACTAATACAAATACTAATACGAATACAAACAATAACACAAGTGTAAATACAAATACTAGTAATAATGTAAATACAAATACATCTAATGCTACTAATGCAAACACTAATGTAAATACGAATACCTCGACAAGTACTGTAAACTCAAGCGTAGATCAGAATGTTACAAACACTAGCAACAGCACTACAAATAATACAAACACTAACGTAAACACGTCAAACTCGACTAGTAATACCAATAATAAAAATACAAATATAAACCAATCTAATTCCGAATCCAATGTCACGACTGATAACACGAATAATAATACCAATAATAACAATACCGTATCTGATAATACTAATAGAAATATTAACCAATCAAATTCTACCCAGACTATAAATCAGAATGTAAAAACTAAAGCTCCTCCTGCCTCTGCTATCGCCCCAAGCATTATGAGTTACTCTCAGGACCTATGTACAACAGGAGTTTCAGGGGCTTTTCAAGGGCAGATATTTGGTATCTCAGGCGGGAAGGCAGTACGTGACGAGAACTGTGAAAGGTTAAAGCTTTCTAAGTATCTGTATGATACAGGTATGAAGGTAGCTTCAGTATCTATACTTTGCCAAGATGCAAGAGTTTTTAAAGCGATGGAAATGGCAGGAACTCCATGCCCTTATCAAGGTAAGATAGGTAAAGAAGCTTCTCAGTATTGGAAAGAAAACAAACAAGATAGACCAGACTATCTAGAACTAAAAGAAAAATACATAGCACATTGTAAGACTACAAGAAATGAAAAGGGTAAAAAGAAATCAGGAAGAACCTGTAGAAACGAGTTCTATGCTTCAAACTAAAAGTGTTGCACAGCAATTACTTGAACTCTCTGCTGCCCTCACAGTTGGTATTAGTCTTCTATTTATCTCGTTAAATTTATCAGCTACTTATATATACGAGAACAATCAAAATCTTTTTGACCTAACAAATCAAACAGGTACTACAAATCTAAACTCAGGTGACGACCAGTTATCTGCAGCATTTAATCTAGACAATTCATTTACATTCTATGGCACTGCTTACGACTCAGCACGTATGGCTACGAATGGTTGTCTGCATTTTGGTTTAGGTACAGGCAATATAAACTACAATAACTATTGTGGTGACTACACACCTGATCCTCTACCTCAGTACACTAATACAATGTTTCCATTCTGGACAGATTTAATTAGAGATAGTAACTCTCAAATGCTTGCCAAGAACTTTAATGATAAGGCTGTATTTGGTTGGTACAATATGAGAGAGTATAACCGAAGTGGTTCAGACAACAGCTTTGAAGTTGTGCTGTGGAATAACAATACCTTTGAGTATAGGTATGGAGAATTAGATATTATACAACATGATGTACTTATAGGTGAGCAAGGTAGTACATCACAATACTATCAGTACCTTTTTCATGATGAATGTAATACAGGTACAACTAATGTTGCAGGTACATGTACTAGTGTAGATTGGAACAACTCGTCTAGTAATACATTGCTAGAGAACGGTGGTAGTTTATATGGTTTAGGTTCAGGGAATGCTGCTGATTGTAGTGATCCTTTGAATGATGCTAGTTGTTCTGGATATGCAGCAGCTTATTTAAATCAACAATGTGGTCTTAATCCTTTATACGATACTGCTTGTCCTAGTTATTGGGAAGCCTATGATGATCAACAGTGTGATGAAGACCCACAGTATGCTCCGTTCTGTGCCGGATATAGGCAACGAGAATCAGTAGCCTACTTTGTAGAGGAAGAGTTTGATTATGGTTATGAAGAAGAACATCATCAACACCACGATGAATTTGTGTTTGAAGATGAATGGTTTGAAGAGCCAGTAAATGATTATGTATTTGTTGAACCAATGCATGATCATGGTGAGCCTCTTTCGATTATGTTTGATATGCCTTACGAAGAAGAAATAATATTTTTTGAAGAACCAATCTTTGAAGAACTATTTAGGGAAGAACACTTCGAAGAACTTCCTGCAATCGAAGAAGAATACTTAGTCTTTGAAAGACTTGATGAACCTTTACCATTTTTAAATATCCTACCAACAGATGAACTTATAACTTTATATGAGTTTGAAACAATAATAAGAGAAGAAATAGAACATGAACATAGACATGATGAAGAGCGTGAACGAGAAGATTTTGAAGACTTGGAAGAACTTGAAGAATGGTTTGAAGAAGAGATGGAACAGTTGGCAGAAGCTGATGAAGTTATCGAGATTACAGAAAGTCGTGAAGAAATTTTTGCCGAAGCCGAAGAAGAAGGTGAGTCCGAAGAAGAAAGCGAAGAACTTATCGCAGAACACGAAGAAGAAATCAACGAAGAAAGAAGTTCAGTAAGAGTATCTGCATTGTCTGTTGTAGCTAGTACTATACAGACTGCAAGGAATAGTGTTTCTAGCTCCATAGGAGGCTCTAGAGCAACGAACAGAACTGCATCAGTATCCTCGGTTACAAACAGTGTAAGTAGTTCTTCAG